ATCACCAGAGAACTAGAACACTGGCTGATAAAGAACACTCAAGACAACGTAGGTATCATAGCTCTTGAGGAAGATTACTATAAGACTGCTGACTGTCTGGTATCCATTGAGGCTAACGCCAGACTCTACATTGATCACATCAGAAAAGAGTATCCCAAGGAGCAGCTAGATAGTATGTTAGCTAATCTCTTTGCCGATGATCGTGTTTGGATACACTCACACTTTGGATCTAACGACATTGATGAGATCTTTGCCAAGGTCAGATACATGATTGTTGGTTTGGATTGTAAGTGGGTAGTAGTAGATCACTTACATATGTTACTGTCGGCCAGTGCCGAGGGTGATGAGCGAAGAACTATTGATACAATAATGCACAAGCTCCGGTCTATTGTTGAAGAAACAAATGCGGGTTTGATTCTTGTATCTCACCTAAAGAGGATTGAAGGTAACAGGGGCCACGAGAATGGTGTTACTGTTAATCTCAGTCACCTCAGAGGCTCTCAGTCTATTGCACAGCTATCAGATTGTGTACTAGCTTTGGAGCGCAACCAACAATCTGACGATCCCAACGAAGCCAATACGACCCACGTTAGAGTACTGAAGTCTAGGTATACTGGAGATGTGGGAATGGCAACTCATCTGATGTATGATAAAGAAACAGGTAGATTATCTGAGATAATTGACTACGAAGATGAGCTAGAAGATGCGGATGAAGCATTATGAAATCATTAGTTTTTGATATTGAGACAGATGGAGTAACAGATGTTACTGTTATATGGTGTATTTCTGCTGTAGATCTGGATAGCTCTGCTGTTTATGAGTTCGGCCCTGATCAAATAGATGAAGGAGTTAAGCTATTACAACAGGCTGATAAGCTTATCGGTCACAATATTATTAACTATGATGTCCCTTGGATATACAGAATGTGCGGCGTAGATCTATCAGATAAGAAGTTGGTAGACACTCTGATCATTTCAAGATTGTTCAATCCGGTACGTGAAGGCGGTCATAGTCTCAAGCAATGGGGTGAGACAGTAGGTTTCTCTAAAAGTGGCTACGATGATTTTACAGCCTATAGCCCTGAGATGATGGCCAGATGTACCAGTGATGTTATTCTTAATAAGAAAGTTTATTTTGAATTACGTAAGGAAGCTGCGGGTTTCTCTAAGCAGTCTATAGATATAGAGAACAAAGTAGCTAACATCCTTAAAGAACAGGAAGAACATGGTTTCTTGTTTGATCAGAGAGCCGCCTCCCTTTTACTGGCGGAGCTAACCGAAGAGATGGAGTTAGTAACTGCTGAAGTTAAGAAGCGATTCAAACCCAAGGTAGAAAGAATAGAAATATTCAAACGTCAGACCAAGACAGGTAAGGTGTCTAAGATGGGTGAAACCTTACAGGGTAAAGGCGTAAGGCTTACTGACGATGACTACAAAGAAATATGTCGCAAAGGATCTATCATACGTGAGAAGAGAATAGAGTTTAATCTAGGCTCACGCAAACAGATAGGAGAATATCTACAGGAGTTTGGTTGGAAGCCAAAGAAGTTTACTCCTACTGGTCAGCCGATGGTTGATGAAAAGATATTATCTAACGTAAAAGATATACCAGAAGCATCCCTCATAGGTAGATATCTGATGTTACAGAAACGGATATCTCAGATAAATTCATGGTTCAAGGAGCTAGGAAAGGATGGCAGAGTTCATGGATTTGTTAACCATAATGGTACTGTTACTGGTAGAATGACTCACAGGAACCCCAACATGGCTCAAGTTCCTAACTGTTCCGCTCCTTACGGTAAGGAATGCAGAGCCTGTTGGGTAGTTCCTCCTAAACACAAGCTTGTAGGTATTGATGCCAGTGGTCTTGAGTTGAGGATGCTGGCTCACTACATGAATGATGAAGGCTTTATAGATGAAATTCTCAACGGAGATATACACACAGCTAATCAAAGACTTGCAGGTCTTGAATCAAGAAATCAGGCAAAGACATTCATCTATGCACTCATATACGGAGCGGGAGATGAAAAAATTGGGACGGTGGTTGGAGGAAGCAAGAAAGACGGCAAACGACTTAGAGACACTTTCCTTAATAATCTCCCATCATTTAGAACTCTTATCGCTAAAGTATCAAGAGCTGCAACCAAAGGATTCCTCAAAGGATTAGATGGACGCAAGATCAAAGTTAGATCACAGCACAGCGCACTTAATGCTCTGTTACAGGGTGGTGGTGCTATCGTTATGAAGCAGGGATTGATTCTATTTCATGAGAAGATACAGGAGTATGGTGCTGTTGTTGTTGGTAATGTTCATGATGAATGGCAGGTAGAAGTACCAGAGCAGTACGCAGAAGAAGTAGGTAAGGCAGGTGTTGAGTCTATTATACAAGCAGGTGTAGACCTTGGACTCAACTGTCCCTTAGATGGTGAATATAAAATAGGAGATAACTGGAGTGAAACTCATTGAGATGAAGCAACAAAAGTTATTTGAAAACACAAGCCCTTATGTGCACGAATATGATTATCACAGACTTAGAACAGGCAGACTTAAAGTGTGGCACTATATGAAAAATAATGAGTGGGCTACTTTAAGAGAAATATCTGAGGCTACTTATGTACCTGAAGCTAGTGCCTCTGCCTGTCTTAGAGATTTCAGAAAAGAAGAGTACGGTTCTCATATAGTAAATCGCAGAATAAGAGGAAAGAGAACAGGTGGCCTTTGGGAATACCAACTAATAGAGAACATTAACAATGAAGACTAAACATGAGCCGAACAGAATAGGTGACCTAGCAGAGCATTATGCTGTCACTTGGTTGTGGGATAACGGGTATCATGTCTTTAAGAACTGTGGTTGCACAGGCCCAGTTGATATTGTTGCTCTCTCCCCCGAAGGAAAGATAACTCTGATAGATGTTAAGTCTTACAAGGATGGAAGGCTATCAGCAAAAACAGAATTACAAAAAGAACTAGGCGTACAGTATTTACACTACAACTCAGAGACACGTAAGTGTCGTTTTGTCAGGCACAGAAAATGAAATCACCACAGAATATAGTAGAAGATATATACGAGAATCTGAAACCTCTCTGTGATGGAGAGCCTCTGGATCTATCTGAAGAAGAGATAGATAAGTTTGGCGATGATATGAAAAACATATTACGTCACTGGGCCAAGCCTACGGCCAGAGACTCTAACTTTACTTTGCGTATGTCTAACGTAGGTAAACCTGCCCGTCAGCTTTGGTATGACAACAGGGAAGAGAATACTTCTTCTGTTGCCCCTAGCACGATGATCAAGTTTCTCTATGGACATATCCTTGAAGAAGTAGTTCTTATGTTAGCTAGGCTGTCAGGCCACGATGTAACAGATGAGCAGAAAGAAGTAGAGGTTGGCGGTGTCAAAGGACACATAGACTGTAAGATAGATGGTGAGGTTGTAGATGTTAAGACCGCATCATCCTACGCCTTTAAGAAATTTAAATATGGTACTCTGCCAGACGATGATCCTTTTGGTTATATAGCTCAACTGTCTGGGTACGAACAGGCTGAAGGCACTAAGCATGGCGGGTTCCTTACAATCAACAAGGAGACAGGTGAACTGGCTTTCTATGCTCCTGATGATTTTGATAAGATAGATACAAAGAAGCGTATAAGCTCTCTCAAGAAATCTTTAAAAGCTGATGAACCTCCTGCAAAGTGTTATGATGATGTACCAGAGGGAGCTAAAGGAAACATGAAACTAAGTCGGGGATGCTCTTACTGTCCCCATAAGTTTGTATGTCATGCTGACGCTAACGATGGTTCAGGACTCAGAGGTTTTAGATATGCCAAGGGTGTTACTTACTTCACCAAGATAGTCAAAGAACCTAACGTAGAAGAGATACTATGAACGGTAGAAAAAGTAAACTGGCTAGGCGGCTTGCTAAAGACCTAGCTTTTGGCTGGCTCAAAACCCTAGTCAGCAAAGAAGAGGCAGAGAAGATAACCCAAGATAACTTCATGGATCTCATGCCAAAGCAAACACATATCATGAACGAAGGACAGATGCGTTTAATGCCGAATACCTATAGGTGGTTCATCAAGCAGGTCAAAGCATCTGGCGTGGATAATATAAATGGTAGAAAATCTGGATAGTATTGACCTAGCACATTTGATTGTTGCTACTAGTGCTTTCTTGTTGTCTAAGAATGCTGACATCTCTGAAGTCCCAGACTCTGTGATTGAAAGAATCTGTGATCTTGCAGACTATGAATTAGCTTTTAGACTTGAGAGTACAGTGCATTGAAAAAGGCAAAGGTCAGGAAGGGTTATAGAAAACGTAGAGTGCAGCGTCCTGTAGAGAAGAATGTACCTACCAACTATGACTCCATATGGGAATACAATCTGCATCATGGGTTGCTCAAGAACTGGAAGCATCATGACAGAAAGATTCCTTACGTAGTTAATCATGTCTATCACCCAGACTTTAGTAAGAAGATAGGACGCAAGACTTATCTAATTGAAGCTAAAGGCCGCTTCTGGGATTACTCAGAATACAGTAAGTACATTTGGATAAAGAAGATGCTGCCTCCTAACGTGGAGCTAGTGTTTCTTTTTGCTGATCCCAATGCTCCAATGCCTCAGGCCAAACGCCGTAAGGATGGAACCAAGAGAAGCCACGGTGAGTGGGCCGGAGCCAACGGCTTCAAGTGGTACAGTGAAGAAAGTATTCCTGATGATTGGATAGATAAAGAATACAGAGAAAGCGAGAGGTTCAAAGAAGAGTACTTTGATATAGATAAGGAGCAAGAATGACTGATAATGTAAACAACCCTCCCCACTACAACAAAGGTGGTGTGGAATGTATTGAAGCCATTGAGAGTATGCTTACAGCAGAAGAGTTTATAGGATACTTACGTGGCAACAGCCTGAAGTACAGGTGGCGTTTCCGCTATAAGAATGGCGTAGAAGATTTATATAAAGCACAGTGGTACGAAGATAGACTTATTAAGTACATAGAAAAAACTGGATGTAAGGTAAAAGAATGACAACTAAAATTGGAGTACAAGACTACAAGGGAATCAAAATAGATTATTCCCGCGAAGAACTGCTTGGAGATTTTGCGATAGCAACTCTCAAGGATAGATACTTCTGGCAGAACGAGGATCACGCCCAAGAAGCATTTGCTAGGGCCGCTATATTTGGAGCAACTTATAATGAAACTACTGACTACGCTTTGGCACAACGGCTTTATGAATATAGTAGCCAACTTTGGTTTATGTTTAGCACTCCTATCCTTAGCAACGGGGGTACAAGCCGTGGGCTTCCTATCAGTTGCTTTCTTAATTATGTACCTGATTCCCGTTATGGTTTATCTAATCACTATGATGAGAACATATGGCTCGCAAGTGGAGGTGGAGGCATCGGTGGATATTGGGGCGATATCCGTAGTAATGGGGTGGATACTGCTAACGGCAGCAAGTCTACTGGTTCAATTCCATTTATGCACGTTGTAGATAGTCAGATGTTAGCTTTCAATCAGGGTGTTACCCGTAGAGGAAGCTATGCTGCTTATATGGATATCTCTCATCCAGAGATTGAAGAGTTTATATCTATGCGTAAGACTACAGGAGGAGATATTAATCGTAAGTGTCTCAACCTCCATAACGGTGTCAACATAACTGATGAGTTTCTGGCGGCTGTTAAACGTGATGACGATTGGAGACTTATAGATCCTAAGACTAATACAGCCGTTAAGACTGTATCAGCTAGGGATCTCTGGTGGCAGCTTATATCTACTAGGGCTGAGACAGGTGAGCCTTACATAGTCAACATAGACAGATGCAATGAAGCCCTGCCTGACGAGCAGAAGGCACTGGGTCTTGATATTAAACAGAGCAATCTGTGTTCTGAGATTACACTAGCTACCAACAAAGAGCGTACCGCCGTGTGCTGCTTGTCTAGTGTTAATCTAGAATATTTTGATGAGTGGTCTACAGTAGATACATTTATACCTGACCTAATCACAATGCTAGATAACGTGATACAGCATTTTGTAAATTATGCCGTGGGTGAATGGCCTACTCAAAACGAATACATGATCAACAAGCCTTTAGACTTTCAGCAGTTTCAAGATTGCTGCAATCCCAAGAGGATCGGATATGCTAAAGCTGCCTACTCAGCCTACCGAGAGAGATCACTGGGGCTTGGGGCTATGGGGTTTCATAGCTATCTACAGTCCAAAGGCATAGCGTTTGAGAGTATGTACGCTGCCTCTTTCAACCACAAATCTTTCTCACTGATCAAAGATCGGGCTGCTGCTGCTTCACGTATACTAGCTGAAGAGCGAGGCGAAGCTCCTGATATGCTAGGCAGCGGTAAGAGGAATGCACACCTTCTGGCTGTTGCTCCTAACGCTTCTAGCTCTATCATCTGCGGTGTTACAAGCCCATCTATTGAGCCTTTCAGGGCCAATACATTTACCCACAAGA